TGGTTCGCCGGACAGAAGCGGAGCGCTTTGTGACGCATGGGTACGGAAAGACGGACGGTTCCGTGTCATCCATTGCCCTGAAAACCGTGGACTGAGCGCGGCGCGCAACAGAGGACTGGACGAGGCGCACGGAGAATATGTCACATTCGTCGATTCCGACGATTATATCTCCCCGCATACATTGCAAGCCAATATGGAATTGCTGGCCTTGCACCCCGAAGCGGATGTCCTGGAATATCCCGTATGCGTCTACCACGGCACGGCAAAAGCCTACCGTTATACGCCCGGAACATGCGAAATCACGGATTACACCGGATGGGCACACCGCAAAGGCTACATACATAGTTATGCTTGGAACAAAATCTATAAACGCTCGTTGTGGAAGTCTCTCCGCTTCCCGGAAGGCAGATGGTATGAGGATGTCTTCACCATCCCGGCCGTATTGCGCCAAGCACGATACATCCTGCGTTCGGACAAAGGGCTATATTATTATTGCAGTCGCCAAGGCTCTATCTCCAACACCTTCTGTGACAAGGGCATCAATGACCTTCTCCAGGCCAACCTCACGCTATATCGCACATTGTCCGACAATACAAACCTTAACGACAAGGATTTGGACGATGCTTACTTACACTTGTGCGACCATCAGATCATACGAATACAATTCGGTGGTTCCCTGTGCATCCCCGAACGCAAAATACCATTGCGCCGCGCCTTGTTCGCCCGTCGCCCGCTGAACTACCGCATCAAAGCTATACTGAAGGCACTGAGCGGCAACCGCTATTGCGGCATTGTAGCACGAACCCGTAAAGTACTCAAACGATGAACAAACCGTCAATCAGCTTCATTATCCCTTATTACAAGGTAGAGCTTCCGCTACTTGCCCGTGCCATAACAAGTATCTTGCGCTTGGGACAAAAGGCCGATTGGGAAGTTTGGGTCATAAACGACGGTACGCCCGGACACGAAGCGGAAGACTACCTCGGTTCACTGGACGACCCGCGTATACACTACCATGTCCAGCCTAACTTAGGATTAGGAGGGGCAAGGAATACGGGCATGGAAATGGCTCAAAAGGAATATATTCAATTTTTAGATGCGGATGATTTTCTATTCCAAAAAGCTTTTTCCCAGATTTTGGATGTTTTAGGAGAAAAACATCCGGATCTTTTATCATTCGAGTTTAAAAAAGTCTATCATACGGGATTATGGGATACGAATGTCCCGGCTTGGCAAACAGTCTTTCAAGGAAGTGGAACTGATTTCATGCTCAAACACAATTTACACGGTTGTGCCTGGGGATATGTATTCAAAAAGTCTATACTCGACGGCCTGAGGTTCACATCCGGAATTTACCACGAAGACGAAGAGTTCACCCCACTTCTATTCCTAAAGGCACGGCATGTCATCATAACTAACCTGCCGGCTTATGCCTACTTTCAGCGACAATACTCGATTATACACCATCCTGACAGGAAAATTATAAAAAAACGTTATTCCGATTTGCAGCATATCATTCTTTGCCTCACAGACAAAGGCCGACAAATGGAAGGTAATGCCGCCATAGCTTTGAGCAGGCGAATTGATATGTTGCGCATGTCCATGGTGTATACACTGTTAGGCGACAGCCCGGACACGGCTTTCCTGCTCGAAACATTGGAAAACATGAAACGGACGGGGCTGTACCCCCTTACACCACGTTTCTACTCTTTCCCTTACACCATCGTACGTTGGTGTACTTTTAAACCATTATGTGCCGTCGTCCTCAGCAAAATGTTTCGCCTTTTTCAATTACGCCATGCAGGACATGCCTCATAACCGACCGATTGTTTGCACAACAACAAAATAACATAAAAAGAGTTTATGAAAGAGGTATATCACAAAGTATTTGACTATCTTTGTATTGTTCTAATTATAGAACTTTAGTTTAAAGGTATTAGAAAGGTATTTGGCAAGTCCTCGTACGTGAGTATAGGGACTTGTTTTTGTTTTTATAAACCGTACAATCCGCACTCTTATTCTTACTTGAACAGAAAAAACAAATAAAAAAAGCGACTATCCTTATAGATAATCGCTTGATTTTCAATTTGTAGCGTCTACGGGAATCGAACCCGTGTTGCATGCGTGAGAGGCATAAAGCTTTATCACATAAATAACTAAAACACAATAACATACAACGCAATAAATAATATACGTACAAAACACATGCAAAACTCAACTTATAATTTTTGTTATATTACTTAAAATACTCCAAAACCTCCTTCGATTGTTCTCTCAACCCGCATACAACATATCCTTCAGTCATAGTTACGGATGAATGCCCCATCATCCTGCTTATACTGTAAAGGTCGGCACCACGGAGATACAAATTCGTGGCAAAGCTTCTTCTTGCGGTATGGCTGGTAACGAACATCCATTTCTCCCCTGTTACCTCCTTCCCGGCCTTGAAGACTTTCACCCGTTCATTAATCCCGCATTCCTTACAGATATTCCGGATTATCTCATTAAATGCCATCTCTGATATTTCCCGGCTTATCACGACTCGTTCTATCAATTCCGCAACTATCGGCTTTAAGGGTACGGTTGCCTGTATTTTTGTCTTTTGGGAAACATACGATAAAAAGCCGTCCATCATATTCTCTTCGGTTATACGTGAATAATCGCTGCGCCTCATTCCGGAATAAGACCCTATAAGGAACTGCGCTTGTACAAGTCGTTCATTCCCACTTTTGGCCTTATATCCTGAAAGCCGTTCGAGCTCCCCATCGTTCAACCAAATAGATACGCATTTCTCATTTCTTAAATTGAGTATTTTAATATAGTCGTTCGGTATATGGAACTCTTCAGAATACAAATTTAATACGGCCTTAAACTTTGCAGCATATTGCCTTGCCGAACTTTTGGCAACCCTTCCGGACATATAATCTATAAATTTCTGCAAACGGATTTTTGAAAGGCTTTCAAATGTACATTCACAACCGTTCGCCTCTTCATACATACGGAGTATTATTTCATACTTCGGGTATTTCTCCAAAAACACTTTTCTTAATTCATATTTCATTTTTGCGCCTCCTCCATTCTACAAAGCATTTCACGGACTTTAATCCGTTCAACCCGTTCAGCCCTTTCTTTCTCTTTCCTGATCAGAAAGTTTATAAATTCCGACTTATTAGGTACAGAATTTATAAAACGTTCCAAATCTGCATCAAAACGGACACTGTAAACTTTAGTTTTACGTGGTTCAGCCAATTTTCTACCGGTCATTTCTTACCCTTTTTATTTTTCCTGTTTCTTATCTCGTTCCTCTTTTTCTCCGTGCATTGTTCTTTCTGATTTCTTCATTCATTTTTTCTTTCATAACATCTTTAAATTTAGGTGGCTGTTTTACTCCAGCCATGGCCATAATAAAGCCAATTACAGCAGCAAGGGCAATCCCCGCAAAAGGAATCCACAAAAGGCCCCCGAAAGTAACACCAAGACAAAGCAATATTATCAAAGCCAACAATAAAATAAAAGCAATAGGCATAATAAAAAACCTCCTATATTAAATTAAACATTATTTTTCACCATCCAAATATATAATATATTCTTGGGAATCATGTTCTAAAATCCATTAAAACCCTTTAAACCCGTTCCCACTGTAAGTTGGAAGAATGAATTTATAACCATCCAAATAATACACGCTATTACAAACATATCATATAAATTATTTTATTAATCCTTATTCAAAAACTCATTTAATTTCTCCATGTCTATGCCATCGGCTATCGCAAACACGACGCATACAAATATAATTAAATACATGTTTTATCCTCCTTTTCAATAACCCGCCGGCCGTATTACCGGCGGGGCATCATTGCAAGAAACGTCGGCCGAAGCCCCAACGCGTTATTATCGTCTTGTCATGTGGTCGTTTATACTAATACCCCTTCGTCTAACATCGAGTAGTATTTATCATCACTGATTATAATGCTATCGAGTAATTTTATACCGAAGAGGTTAAGTCCTTTTTTTATTTCATCAGAAAGATTTATATCCTCTTGGCTTGGTTTTATGTTTCCGGATGGGTGATTGTGTACGAAGATTACAGCCGAAGAAAGTGCATCAATAGCGTATTTCGCAATAATCCTTTTATCTACTAAAGTTTGGCTTATTCCTCCTTGTGATATTTTAGCGTATCCCGTCACGTTATTGGCCTGATTCAATAAAATAATAAAGGCGCTTTCATAGATTAAAATATCCTCGTGATAGAACTCCTTTGCAAAGTTGAACGCATCTTCTGATGAACGAACTTTGATTATTTCAAAATCTTGTTTCTTTGCTGTTATGCTGTATTTTACGGCTTTCTTTTTCATTATCTATTGTATTATGCAGGGCTTTCGCCCTGCTGGTTAAACTTTATTTTATCTCAAAGGTTATGCCTTCCGGTAATTTGGAATAGTCCACATTATTAAGAAAGTCTACAAAATCTCCTTGGCTTATTTTGTCTTTGTAATCCAGCCAATTAAATACTACTTTGTTTGTATGGTCGTAATATATTACGTTATCGACTGAAAGCCCGGAATCAATAATATAAAGAAGTACGTTTCTTTCTGTTTCCGCCTTCCTGACAGCAGAGGCGCAACGGCTTATTATCTCGTTACGTTTTTTCTCGATGGCATTTTTACGCGCTTCTTCTTTTCTCGCTGTAATGGCTTCCGGCGTATAATACCCCGTTTCTATTTTATTATTGATATCGGATACTTCTTCTTCTGTTATACTTATATGTTTGCGTTCTTTGTCATACTCATATGGATTAACCCATTTGCAGCCCGTTAACGCTTCCAGTTCCTTAATTGCTGTATCTGCCTCTTCTTTCCAACGTGCGACAATGCTTAACGTATAAAGCAAAAATTTGAAATAGGACTTATCCCCAGCACCGTGCAAAGCGTTGTACTCTTCTTCTGTTATGCGCAAGTAGCTTATAACTTTTTCTTTTGGTTCCTTATTCAAAAAATAATACCCGTTTTCGACAGCATACATAGGGGCGCCGTAACAGTCGCATAAATGAAGGTCTACAAACTTCTTAAATTCGGGGAACTGCTTTAGTATTTCTTCATGGCAACAACCGCCCTTAAAATAATAATAACTTCCGCTACGTTTTTTTATGTAAATATCAGCCGTTACACTCCAGGAATAAACGCCGTTCTTACATTCATCATCAAGTTGTATTTTTACTTGCATCCTTAAAGTTTCGCCGTTATCTACGTAGATCTTTGTAGCTCCGTAACGTAATACGTTTACTTCTCGCATCTCCTTTGAAATAGTGTTAGTCTTCATAATGTAATATTTTAAATTGTTAATAATTCATTTATTACAGCTTGTAACATTGATTAATGAAGGAATAAGGCTATATTTGCAACGTGGAATAAGTAAAACCGTTCGAGGGCGAATCCCTTTTTCAACGCCCCCAGGGTGACCGGTTAAAGCCTGATTACAATAATCAACGGCTTAAACCTCCAAACCATTACGGAAATCCTTATTTCCATACTATAACGGTTTATTTGGCTGATTCAAGTCAACCGCTTTCCCCGGGAACTATCCCCGGGGTTTTTGCTTTATAACCGTTTCCCTCAAAAATTCAAAGAACACCGCTTTTTTATCTCGTTGCCTTAAAATGGCTACCAGTTCATAAAAATTTCGGTGGATTATTTGGAAGTTCTAACTAAACAAAGTACCTTTGTCCTCCGTCTCGGGGGGGGGTACTTTATTTAGTTATCCCTTTCTTTGGGGTTGTGAGTATTGCTAGTACTTGCAACCCCTTTTTTAATCCATCATTTCAAAACTCGCTACAGGTGAAGATCCTTCTTTTTATCTCTTTCCTGTATTACAAAGATACGAAAATTTCGGGAAACTGCAAAGAAAATATCACTTATTTTTCAAGAAAATACAATTTATTTTTATATTATAATTCACTGACATACAGAATAAATAAAAGACAAATACAAAATTATATTTGTATTTTATTTTCAAAACAAAACAGAAACAAAAGCCACAAGAAAACAACAAAGAGTAAAGGCGGGAGGAATCACGCCGAAAGCAAAACGGAACTTTTTTTGTGTATTGCCGTGGCTACATGGATACTTTTCTTTTCTGCTGATGGAGGAATACAAAAATACATGTATTCTTTGTATTCTCATTAGTTTAATAAATAAATTGATTTTATTATAAAATACTTATATTATAGGTATAATATAACGCCCCTCCCCCCCCTGAGAGGTACGCCACAAGCGCAGATTCATTCCATCTAAAAATTTTTTCTTTCCGATTTTTCATTCGATTATACACACATTCGTTCATTATAAACCATTATTAACACATTCCAACAAATATAAAATCAATAAATGTCTTTTGATATACATTTTATGACGCGTCCATATTCCCTTATACATTTTATCATATACTGATATATATATAATTAGAAAACAATATGAATATAATGAAAATAAATGATTATATTTGTAGTGTTTAATTTGTTTCAATGAAATGATGTCTCGCGGTTAGATATAAAGTATATATTATGTATAGGGGTAAAATAAAGACGGAGGTAACAGATGAGAAGTTGGACTACGACAAGGTAATAGAAGACCTGGTTGCTTTGTTTGAAAATTGTTCGGACAGAGGTACGATTTCGACAATATGTGCAAGCAAGGACTGGCATGACAGGATAGAAGGTTTGAAAGAGATTTTGCACGGTGTAATCAAGAAAAGCACATTGAAATATTTCCATGGTAGCGTATATTGGTATAATGGCAAGATATACGTTCCAATCATAAACGATGTGCTTTACCGTGCTTTGAACCTTTACCTTCGTAAGATAGGCGTTGGAAATTCAGACATACTACAAGGATTGAAATATTTGATTTCGGAGGTTTTCAGGTCGTTGAAGTTATGGTGTATGCTGGATCCCACTTTTCACATACAAGCCTACCGTAACGGCGTGTTGGACCTTACGACGAGGGAACTTCATCCTTTC